CCGTTGGAGATCGGTAGTAGATCCTACAAATACATTATTATTAGTAACACCACCCTCTTGCTTCGGTTGGTGTTTTGTTATCAAGTCATCTTTCTTCTTCTGAAGATCCATTAGCTTATCTGTCACATCAGCAATGTTCTTTACCATTCCTGATAACACCTCATAAGCTCGAGGATGCTCCGATTCACTTGCCAGAGCAATCATACCATTAAGTGCTTCTGAGCTGTTATCAATTAGGTTACGATATGTATCACGAGAGTACTCATAATCGTCGATCGTATCTCTATCGATAGGTTGGTTCTGTTGGACAACAGGAACTTCAGGCTCAGGGAGATGCTTAGTCAGAGACTGAGATAGCTTATCAAATTTTTCACTCATATTACACCGCCGTGTATGTATTCAGCGTCCAGGTTGCAGTACCATTAGTAATCGATTCTGCTAGGAAGAAGTATCCATCTGGATACTCAACACTGAGGGTATTAGTAGACGAATCCCATGATACAACACGAGCTTGTGTTGCAGATAGAGATCCTGTTACTGTTTCACCAACATTAAAATCACCACTACCATTTGTCAGTCCAAGTTCAAACACAGTCGTTGCTGGAATGTATTGAACTTTTGTTACAGCATCATATGTATCAGATGCTCCTGCGGTATATGGATCTGGTTGTGTTATTGACGACTCAATGAATTCATCAGTAGTCTGATCATTGACGTTAGCAATAACTGTTTTGATAATTCCACTCTTGCTTGGTGATCCGAAGAATCGGACCTTCATTGTAAAGTCTAGTGTATAGATCAACACCCGTCTTGTATTGAAGTCACCCATATAATCATCAAGGATGCTTGCGTTATTCAATGTGATTGGAACATCAACAGATGGAAGTCCTGTCACATAGTTAACAGATAGAGTATATGTTGGACGGAATGTTGGTAGGATCTGCTCCATAATCTGCAGAGCATCGTCCTGGTTTTTAGCTAAGATGTTCAGCTGGATATCAAGGATGTATGGAACAGAGCCATCAATAGTTGTCTTTGATTCTGTATCTGACTCAACTGTCATTCGGTTGAATCGAGTGTTAGTTGCAACTGAATCGTAAGCCATATTAGTAATCTCAAATGACATACGAGGGAGCTTGATTGCTACCTTGGGGTCACTAAGATTCTCTTGCTCATCAATACGTGCTAAGAACTTCTGACGAGGACCATAAGCCAACGGAACCTTCTGAATGTCCTTTACATTACCAGCATTGTCTTTACGAACGATGTTGATGTCGTTGAACAGTGTGCCAAACACAGCAACGGACTTTCGAATGATAGCATGATAGAAATGATCACCAAACATTAGCTAGGATCTCCAAATGGATTAGCTTCACTGAAGTCGAGGATATCATCACCTAGATCTTCAAACTCAAAGTTTGATGCTGTTGGGTCTGTACTGAATACATTATTAGCAGATGAGGTTGCAACATCAAATACCTCTACCACTCGACCATAAACGCCAGTACCTGTAATTTGTCTTGCTGTGTCTGCAGCTTCATGGGTTACAAACTCATGGAACTCACCATCATTGGTTTCAATATCAACCAAGAACAATTGGCCAGATGTAGGAGTGACTTCTTGGAAGCTAACTACCTTACCAGAAATGATTGCCTGAGGATTATTGTTACTATCAAATGTCAGAACCTGCTGGACACGGTCACCATTAATGAAGTCGCCGTTGATATCCTGAATAGTAAGAATCTGAGTATATGCATGCTGAACCTCAATTGCATCAATCTCAGCAACTTTGGTATTGAAGTCCTCACCACTAAACTCAAACATCCGAGCCTGTAGCTTATACATTGGAAGATTAGATAGCTGATAGAATGGCTGCTCATGTTCTACAAAAGCAATCTCAAAGAATGAACGAGATAGAGGAAGATAGATTAGATCACCTTCTGCAGGACGGAATAGACCATCTCCTGATTCGAATAGTCCAACCCGCTTTTCCCACTGACGCTTGGCAACAACAAATGTTACTTCGTCACGGATCTCCATTCCAAACTTTTGGAAGATGTTTCCTTCACCCTCAAACCCCTCTGTATTCTCGATGTACATTTCAACAATGTATGCATCATCAAACTGTGACTCAACATCCTCACCAAGAATGTAGTCACGAGTTACGATCTCGCGAGGGAGGTAATAAACGTCCTGCCCGTACATCTTGATGGACTCAATGATGATGTCCTCGTACAGGTTCTGTTCTGTTTTTACCTTAGGGTTGAAGTAAACATTAGTAGCCATATTATAACATTACCCAGAGAAAAAGTCAACAGGCATTTCATGATTCATTCTAATTTCCTCTTCTAGCTGTTGAATTTCCTGGGTTGCATCATCAAACAGCTGACGGCCGTTGAGCTGAACTCCACCAGGAAGTTGCATGCCTTCAAACTTAATTAGATTGGCACCCCATTGTCTCTTGATAAGAGCTGTGAGGTAACGCTTTAGATACATGTCGTTAAACACATCAGTGTGTGCTGTTGGGTCTACTGTCTCATAACAATCGATGATGATATAGTCATTGACCTTAATATCTTTGCCCCACTCTGTATCAATATACAGACGATTCATATGACGATTGAAACGAGACTGTTCTGTTCCATTCAACTGCATATCAAGGAGAGACATGTACTGTTGAATCTGAACGTAGTTGGCAAGATTACCCATATGTCCAAGATCAAAGATGTCGTTAAGGTGCATCTGATAGCGAGCATCAAACATATTGATCGAGCTGTTCTCTTCTGTGAAAGGCATCACACGAGAGATAAACAGTAAGCTGTTAGGCACAGTGATAAAGCCATTCTGCTCATCAGTAGCAGTGACCTGATGTTTAACGTAGTTGCGGATTACCGCATCGCTATGATATTCTTGATAGAACTGCAGGGCTTCATCGGTGCGATCTTCTAGCTGATCTTCATCGACGTTGATTTCGATTACAGGGGCTCCCAGTCTGCGGAGGCAGTAATCGATCAATTCCTGTCTTGTTGTTGGATTTGCCATATAAAAAAGCCCCAGAGAGTTATATTCTTCTGGGGCTATTTATATGTTTTAATTACTTGGGCTATTAGTTGGCGTAATCTGGAACGCTCTCAGCCTGTTCCTGATAACTAATAATAGATTCCCATGTACATTCTGCGGGTCTATCAATCGGCTCGCCATTTTCATCTCGCCACTCAGTGTTTTCCTCAAAAGTAGATTCAGAAATGGTATCGTTGTGTTGTTTATCACTAATAAGAAGAATTTTAGCTAGGCATGAGCTATTATCATTCAACCACATGTAAAAGCATTTATGAAACAAATTTATACTCATTATTAACTCCTACGAAATTGTTGTGAGTGACGCTATATCGCCAGCATATTCAAAAAGGGTAAGTACTGCTGCGGTACCAAAAACAGATCGGTTACTACTATCATCAAGACTAGTATCAATTGTTGAACCTAAACGATGATTGTAGCCGTTATCGTGAGGCTCATTAAAGATCCTTACATAATGAGGATTTGTATTACCTTGGTTAGGTATAAAGAACATACCGGCATAGTCATTACCTGATACGTGGGTGCCTTCGTTATAAGTGCTTGAAGTAGCTGTACCAAAATCAAACCACCCACTACCAGAATTTCCTTGAACTTTAATAAATCCCGATCTCCACGTTGTCCCGTGTTTAACAACTATATGAACATAAGCTGCTATTAAGCTAGTGGATGATGTTGGTGTGATTACAGCAGACCCATCAAATGGAGCAACCTCAACCCTACCAGGACCGTTATTACCTGAAGACCAACCTGATGTCTTACGATAAGATCTAACTTGAATTAACCCACCGCCGGTACCGTATTCGAGTCCAGTACCAGCAGAATTTATCTTAAGCGCTTTATTAGCAGAACCACCAGAGATAGAGATCTTATCAATCCCAACGGAAGCAGCTGCTAGGTTATCCAAATCCTCACGCAGCATTGGAATGCCACCAGCGGTATATGCATCGTGCAGCGTCAGCGTGTCTTTAGTGGTATCTACAATTACCTCACCCTCAGCTCCTGTCACGGACGAGAGCTCGGCTGTAGTGCCACGTCTTAGTTGTACTTGTTTTGCCATTTATTAACTCCCGATAAACTCAATGAGCAAAGTATCTGTGTTTGTTACACTAATTGAAGATGGACCGTAAAGTCTAAATTCGAATGTGTCGTCGAATGATGCTGACTCAATCCACGATACAGTAGCATGATAGCTAGCATCAATCACATAGTCAGCATATGTTAGTTTCGAACCGTTCTTATAAACCTCAAGTGTACAATCAGCAGATGGCTTCAGTTTAAGTTCGAACTTAAAGAATGAGTTCGTTACGTCTTTATTTATTCTGAAAATTTTATTGTTGTCTTCTAAAACAATATTTGGTATACCAGCCTCTACACTATTAGCAAAAGCCAAGCGAGAAGTAGATGATCCAGCAACATTACAATCTGTTAATGATTGAGCATCAGCTCTAAAGAAACTGTACTTAGTGTTAACAAGATTTGTTGATAAGTTAGACATATCAGCACGTAGCATTGCAATGCCACCGCCTGTCGAGCCATCGTGTGCAACTACTGCATAATCACTATTAACTGATAGGTTGCCATCAGCTAAGAAAGCTGATACAATAGCACCACCAAAGTCATCAGTACCAGTTGCTGTATTCCAATCTTCTGTACCTGATCCTGTCTGCCAATCGTCGTATGTAATAGATCCTGTTGGGTGTGTAAGGATACCGAAGTCAGGTGATGATCCAACTGGAACCCATCCTTGTCCTGTATAGTACTCAAGACCAACCCCAGTAACATCGTCATCACCAGCTTCTGTGTTTAGACGAATATATCCAATCGTCTCAGCTGGAGGGTCTGCAACAGTAATCTCATTGACCATACCAGTTTGTGAATGCTGAATAAACACACTATTGTATGCATAGTCAGTTGGAATAGTCCATGTTACTACACCAGGATCATTAGATCCAACAGTACGAATAGCACCATTGTTTGTTGCACCTGGTACTAGGTTTACATTATCTGCATCATTACTATCAGTCTTTTCTGTATGACGGAGCCAAAGATTATGACCAACTGTAAAGTTACGGAATGTATATGTTGAACCTTTTAGTAAGGTTAGAGAGGTAACATCTGTTGTATTGACAGCTGGGTTTGTTCTGTTATAGTTTGCTTCCCAAGACCACAACCAGGGATCATTTTGTACAAACCCTGGATCTCCAAACTGTAGATCCGGACTCGATACAGTAATGTCAAAGGTAACTACTTCACGACCACCCAGAACAGTTGTGGGACGCTCTGCTGTTGTACCACGAGGGAGACGAAGTGCTCCAACATCTCCATTTACATCAGGAGAATACCAATCACACTTTTCCAGCGAGATTGCCGCATCTTCAATAGCGAGTGTACTTAACTGTCTGATTGCCATCAGTTATACCTTATTCCGCTGGAGGAGTATATCCCGTTAATGCTGTTGCTTCTGCTTGGGTCAAACCTAGGTCAAGTAGCTTTTGGTAGCCAGCTGCTTTAGCCGCAGCTAGCGCCTCTTTCTGCGCAACGGCCGCATCAATTTGTTCTTGTGTTGGTTCATTAGAAGTAAAGGTGTCACCATCGTATGAAAAACCTGGCTTAACCGTGTCATCACAATCAACCCAAGTCATAGACTCGTGGACTTCAAACTCGGTTTCTTTTACATCAATAACTTGATTGTTTAAAATAAGCGCTTTCATTATGCGTACTCCTCCACAACAACAAGTCCTGCTCCGCCATTACCACCGTAACTATATTGTGTACGACATCCTCCGCCAGACCCATATCTACCATCGTAGAAAGAAGTTGAAATTGGAGCGCTGCTAGCACCGGAACCACCTGCGCCACCCCAGAAAGAGTCGGCGCCTCTAAGACCCGGAGGGTTAGGGTTTGATGTACCATCCTGTCCGCCACAGGCACCGGTGCCACCTTGTAGGTTTAAATCGCCGCCTGTTGCAGTACCGCCTGGGCCGCCATATCTTGCATCATCGCCCATCCTAGCTTGGCCACCACCGGCGGCAGAACAGTAAGAGCCGAATGATGAAGTACCACCGGCACTAGAATAAGCTGGGTTAGAGCTTGAGGCGCTTCCGCCCCCTCCTGCACCAACAGTTACAGAAACCGATGAAACTGATGAAACGTCTATAATCTTAATAGCTGTTCCGCCAGCTCCTCCAGATGAACCTGGGTTGTCATTATCAGGTCCCGACATTCCACCTGAACCGCCACCAGTAACATAGACTTTAATTAGGTTAATACCTGCAGGCTTAGTCCATGTATGAGAACCAGACGAAGAAAACACTTGCATGGACTTCAGACCAGCAGAAGCAGATTGCCAAGATAAACTTGTACCGTCAGTTTGTAAAAAGTTACCGCCATTACCGCTCTGAGCAGGTAACTCAGCACCGTATGCCATAACATCCCAGTTTGCAGTATCACTGCTAAATGTGCCAGATGATGTATGCGCGGTTGTACAGATGTAAGAGTTTACACCCTCAAGTACCATGTCATTCTTTTCATAAGCAGTACTTCCTGCCCATGTGCCCTTCCAGACGGGCTTAATTTTTCCTAGATCGATTGTAGCCATTTATATCCCCTAGCTAATAGTCATTATCATATGCCCGTTACTATCAACAGCAAATGACATATCGTCGGTGCCAACGATAACTGAATCGTAAAGATCAATGCCATTTGCATCAACCGTTGCCGTTACACTACTTTCCCACGTAAGCGTACCAGTAGATGGATCACTAATAAAACCATGAACCATACCCTGAGCTCCAAGCTGCACAGCTGGATTCATATCGGCATTATGAACAGTACCATCCAGAATATGAGCAGACGTAATTGAGTTATCTGCAATTCCGCCTGTTGTGATCTTACGTTGAGCCATTTACATTCCTAAGCTGCGTATTCCATAATAGTTAACTGTGATGGACCACCAGTGGCGTTAGCGTTACCGGTTACACCATCTCTAGTATTCCAAGCTACCCAGCTATTACTATCGGGCGATAATTGAACTCGGATCTGAACTGAACTTACCCCTGGAGTTAATGTATCCATCCACGAAAAAGATGGTACAAGCGGTACATCGCCAGTATAGATATTAGCGTGCAAAGGAGAAGATCCCCAGCCCGACCTAGTTGGTCCAGCAAATTCTGTCCAATTGCTTCCGCCGTCTGTGGAATATTGTACTCTCATTGCTGAGTTGTTATACCTAGAGGCAACGTGGAAATTACCCCATAAAACCAATGTGTTTGAGCTATCATCCATGGTATGTGTCCAAGTTGGACCACTAACCCAAACAAATCCCCCTGGGTTTGATTGTTGAGTAGTCGTGTATGTATACTTTGATACTTTTTTTAGCTTACCTTCGACTGGTGTTGTCCAAGAATAGTTACCGCTTCCATCAGCTGTCAACACTTGACCGTTCGAATCACCAGTAGGAATATCAGAACCCTGGGCCATCTTGTCCCAGTTAGCGTTTCCATCTGCAGGAGCAGAATTAGTGTTAGTTGCTACTGCAACCCATGCTGAGTTATTGTAGTATACAATATCGTCGGCAACATACTGTGTACTACTATTCCACGCACCCTGCCATGTCGGTTTAATTCTTCCAAGGTTAACTGTTGCCATATCGTCCTCTAGTTAATTACCATTTCCAGGTTACCAGTCGTTGTATTGATCTGGAAGGTAATCCCCTGGATGTTGATCATATAGTCTTTATAGATGGTAGTATCGGTGATCGAATCAGATCCGAGCGCAGTCGTATCTACGAGCAATTCGCCATTGGAGTTCACTCGAAAGCCGTAGAACTCAGGTTTCTGCGTTGTTTGAGTGACCGTGTCTGAGTGCAGAGCTTCCGGTCTAATCTGATCGATCGCCATCTAACTACCTTATGGCTTTTCTGGCCAAGTTACATCGTCAAGCGATGTAGCAGTCTCGGTGATATCACGAAGAGCCTGACGATAAGCAGTTTGTTCTGCAGTCATTGTCAAGTCAGATGATGCCCACCAGTCAGTGGCAGCAATTAGACGATCACGCTCAGCGCGAAGAGCCTTCATTGGTTCAGCAGCTGTTAGTTCATCTGCCTTAGCAGATACAGTTGCCCAGTCAGTTCCCCAGTCTGCTGGATTAGCTGATTCAATAGCTGAGCCATTGTCGTCCGCTCCAGTGACCTTACGGAACATTTCGTTAAATTCTGCTTCAGTGGTAGGTTCACCACGAAGTACCCATTCAGTTACATTTAGCTCAGAAAGAGCTTGTGCGATAGATGCCATAGTATTGTTCTCCATTGGCGTTGTTAATTACAGTTCTATTTATAAGCTAAATCACTTCCATCAGTATAATTCTGCTTTTTTGATAAGTACCATCTACGAAAGATCGCTGATGCAAAACACCGACATTTGATGACGTGCTATCACCGCGGTACTTCACAGTATAGGTCACTGGAGAAGTTGTATTTGGAGAATCAAAAAACATATCAGTGACTCCGGAAGATGTTCCCGGCCCTGCCGCCTGATTCCCGCCAAACCCCTGTCCAATGTAGTCAGTAGATCTATGTAAAATATTCGAATCTCTAAAAACAGCAGTAATTAGTTTTGTTGAACCTCTAGTTACAAGCTCACCAGTAAAATAGTAAACCAAGATTCTGTTAGAAGCCGATGATGGAGTAATAGTTGCTGAAAAAATATCTACATATGAAGACGTGTTTGTCTCGTTTTGACTTTGGCTTATAACTTCTACAGTCTGAAGTATAGATCCCTGAGCAGCTAGTTTCGAAGCTGTAATTGAACCGTCAGGAATACTTGTTAAAGCTCCAAGTGAAGAAGCAGTAATACCAGAACGATCATTTAACTTTGTAAGTGCCATTATCCTGCGATCTCCATAAGTGTAAAGGTTGTTGCAGCTCTACCAATATTTGCGTCAATACCTCCCGGAAGATTTATCCGGGCTTCACCCGCTGCGTCATTTCCTCTAGTAATCTGAACTTTATATGTCACTTCAGAAGTTGTGTTTGGGCTGTCTAAGTAAGTTGCGGAAGCAGGAAATTGATGCCATTCTCCTGCACTTGATCTAGCGCAAACAGTCAGTGTTACCTCATCGCCTGTGCCCGAATCACCCACACAAATAGCGCTACCGTCACGCGTAAATCTCATGTGCGCCCTTTTGTTACCATCAGAATTAGAATTAGCAAAATGTCCCATGTTACACATTAAGAAAATTTTGCTACTTGCAGACTTAGGTGTTATACTTAATGATAATCCTGTTACATCTACAAATGAGCTGCTAGTTGTACTTGCAACATCGGTCTTAATAGTACTAATTACCTGCAGTACTGCTCCGCTAACATTCAACCCGAGATCCGCAGCTGTTGGTGTAGACCCATCATTCTTCTGAATTGTATCGACTTTTAAGATACCGGTCATCCTGCGATCTCCATTAGTGTGATTATACTTGTGCTTCTGGGCCTATCATTATTATCACCATCAATCTGAGTTCTATTCAGGTTAAATTGCTGACCCCCACCACTGTTATGTCCAAGAACTACAGAGTAAGTAACTGCTGATGTTGTAGCGGGTGAGTCTAAATAATTTATTGTTCCATGTCCAAGGCATTCAGCATAGTTATTCAGGTACTGTGAAAAGCCGCTATGGCACAACCTTCTATTACCTGCTGTAGCTCCTGTTCCTACCGCGCTTCCGTCTCTTTGCAAGATTATCCACCACGCATGTCCTTTCGAGTCAGCTGAACCATTAACATGCCCAGTGACTAAGATTTTGCTGGAGGAACTAGTTGGAGTGATAGACGCTGACATGATCGCTGAAGTTACAGATCCTTGTGTGGGTGCTGAATAGTTACCAATCGCATCTTGGACGGTCTGTACAACCTGCACAACACTACCAGCTGGCAACTGAAGATTTGGAGCAGTAATCTGAGCATTTTCTTTTGGGAGAATCTCATCAACGTAAATTTTGCTCATTGTGCAAACTCCATAGCTGTAATCGAAAAGCACTGCGCAGTTCCATTATTGATATTAAAAGAGTCACTTCCGGTACTCTTTTGTGTATACACTTTATAACGTATGGTACTGGTAGTGTTATGTGATGTATCTAATTGTGCGTGACTTAATGGAAACTCCGTAGTCGCAGTAGTTGAACCAATGCGTGAGATATTATTTGATGTGATGATAGTATCGTTCCTACGAATAGCAATTAGAATATCTTCATCAGCTGTTGTGTTAACTCTCACTCTACCACCACTAATAAAAACCAGGATAGCTGTTGTAGCATTGGTTGGTGTCACATCAATATAAAAACCGCTATCAGTCCAAGATGTGGAAGAATTTGTGAATTCAAAATTAGTTGTGACTTGACTGGCTTGTAACAATTTACCACCAACACCAGGAGGTAAAGACATTCCACCTGCACTAGCATCCAACGTCTGGCCCGCAGGGATAATTACTTTGTTCGCATTGGCACCTGTTGGTGGTCCGCTAATTGTTTGTACTTGAATTTCACTTGCCATTATATCACCGTGAGTGTGCCGTCAATGACGATCGTTGAATCTATTTGAACTGGTCCAGCAACGAATGCATTTTGATTCGATGCGACTGTGACGTTAGTATCTATCACGTTAGTATTTACTCGAATTGGTGTATCATCTAGTACTAACGAATCAGCGAGTTTGTTTGGTGTAATACTTGCATCGGATACAACAGTTGTGTTACCAACCTCACCCATTGCAATGATGAAGTCAATTGTATCGTTTGATGTCACAGCTTCGGTGAATGTAATCGTTGCACCATTTACAGTGAATGCATTACCCGGTGCCTGAATGACACCGTTGACAGATACCATCAACTTCTCAGCCTGACCAGGTTGGAAGTCTGCCGAATCATATTGCAACGTATAAGAAGTACTACCATCTGCGACGATAGTATCTAGCTTCTTAAATTCACCCGTTGCCGGTTGTTTTCCTAAAAATGGCATTGTCTATTTCCTATCCTGTCAAACTTCCGGATGATGTAAATGTGTGAAGTGTATAACCACCAGATGAGGTTACAGTACCACCTGTTGCTTTTTGACTTCCCAAATATCTTATAACGACAATTCCAGAACCACCACTGGTCGGAGCATTACCTGAAGCACTACCGCCACCGCCTCCACCAGTATTTGCTCCGCCACCAGATGCACCAGTACTTCCGTTACTTGCACCTCCACCACCGACAGATAAAGTTCTATTTGATCCAGTCCATGTATCTGTTCTTCCAGAACCACCAGAACCACCAGTTGTTCCAGAGGCATTACCGCCTGCACCGCTAGCGCCACCACCGCCACCAGCACCACCATTCGTGCCGCCAATGGTCGCACCATTACCACCAGAGTTCCCTTGGCCAGATGTACCGCTACCAGGTCGAGTGTTGTTGGCAGTATCCCAGTTCACAGCTCCGCCACCAGAACCGCCACTACGGCCTGGATTATAACCAGCACCACCGCCACCACCGCCAATTGCGGTTACTGTAACTCCTGTTCCAACAATAGATGAATTACCTCCATCATTAGTACTGTTCGCTCCTCCACCAGTACCTCCAGCTCCAATAGTGATCGTATAAGATAAGCCTGTAACAATAGCAGTGGATGCATTGAGATATCCACCAGCGCCACCTCCACCACCAGCTTCATAACCGCCACCTTGGCCGCCACCGCCACCGCCGGCGACAACAATATATTCTATATCATAAGAATTAGTTTGATCACCTATAGCTTGCCAGTAAGAGCCATTAAAGGTATTAAAATTATTGGTACTAGTATTAAACCAAAGATCACCAGCTGCACCATTAGACGGCTGATTACTCGATCGAGTAACCTTTGCTACTGAGTTATCTACTGAATCTGAGGTGATCTTGCTACGTGACATTATGCTGCCTCAACTGCTACCCAGTTAGTGGTCTCTTCATCCCATTGATACACTTCACCATCATCAGGGTATGCAACAGGTGCTTCCCAAAGGTAAGTCTCAGTATTCAATGTCCATGATGCATATGGCTGAGGTGCATAGAATGCATCAGCTGTTGCGTCATAAGTAAAACCAATACCAGCGTAGTTATAACGCAATGGAGTACCATCATCTGGTTCATTGGTTTCTGGGTTATAGTGTACACCACCACGAGTATTATAAGATGTTTGAATCCATTGACCAGGACTTGAGTCCACGAATGTATCAAAAAATTCAGGTTCCGCAACAATGACCTGAGCCACGGTTCCATCAACTACTTTAGCAAAATGTGCCATTGCTTGTTTCTCCTAAGTTAAATTGCATATCTAATTATAACGATACCGGAA